GTACCACCCGTGCCACCGTCACCAGTACCGCCGGTGCCGCCTCCGGCACCGCCCGTGCCGCCGTCACCAGTACCGCCGGTGCCGCCTCCGGCACCACCCGTGCCGCCCTCGCCGTCCGTGCCGGCTTCAGCCATCATCAGGCGATTGTCGAGAATCGCCCGGAACATTAGTCGTCTCATCTGGTCTCCTTTAGTTGAGCGGTCTTCCTCTCGTGGATCTGAGCGTAGAATCCCGCGGTTAGTCTTGCGAACACGTCGCAGGCGTTGTCCGCCGCGACGAGCGAAAGCTTGATGTCGTTGAGGAGGCTCACTCGTCCCTGCGTGAACGCGTCCACCTCCTCCGTGGTGTAGTTGAGTCCGCCGACCTTGAGCTCCAGCTCCTGGAGGAGCGACACGAAGTCCTTGTTGAGGAGCAGCCGTTCGGCACGCGCCTTCTCCTCCGCGAGCCGGACGCGCTCCTGCGTGGTGAGCGTCTTGTCTCCGAGCCTGTCCATCACATGAGTCCTTTCACGATTCCGCCCGCGTGGGCTTCGTCGACGGGTATCGCGCCTATCTTCTCGGCGGCGTCGATTGTCTGGGCGAGCTGCTGCTGCCGCTGCTGCTGCGCGAGCGCCTCGGCCGCCGCCTGCCGCATGGCCGCCACCTCCTTCGGATCGCGGTTGACCTCCTCGGGCACTCCGAGCATCCGGCCGAACATGCGCGCCGTCTTGTCGCGGTCGATGTTCTCCACGGGATTGTCGGCTGCCGTCGGGTTGATCGCCGCCAAATTGCCGCAGAACTGGATGTAGCTCTGCACGCTCGTGAGCGCTCCGGCCTTCTGGGCGAGCGCGATCTGCGAGACGTACTCGATCTTGACGGCGTTGATGACCGCCCCCTCGGTGGACACTATCGCGCCGGTCTCGTCGGTCGCGGATCCGTCCAGGAGCGTCGCGACGTCCTCGTCGGTGAGCGGCTGCACCTTCGCGTCGAACGCGTACTCCGCCACCGTCCGCACCAGCGGGTCGAGCATCTCCAGGTTCAGGTTTATCGCGATAGATCCGAGCTTCGCGAGGTTCTCCGTCTTCAGGTACTCCACCTCCGTCGCCGTCTTCACGCCCGGATTGTTCTTCTGGCTGTCGATCACCGCGAACGCGTCCACGTACAGCGCGTCCATGATCTCGTTCTTCGACTCCTCCAGGCACTGGCGCGTGTCCTGCGCGTCGGGCATTCTCGTGAAGATCTCGGTCACCATGCCGGTGCGCTGGTCTCCGCTCTCGGTGATGTTGACGCCGCCCCGCCCGAGCTTGATCCCGTCCTTGAAGTCGCTGCCCGCCACCACTGGCGGCTGCGCCCTCATGCCGGATATGCGCAGCTCGTCGCCCTTGAACGTCTGCGCGCCCCTCGCGTTGTACAGGAGCTCCATGCAGCGGCCGACGCCGTAGATGTCCCCGCATTCGTAGTCGAGCCTCGGCGCGATTATCGGGTTGTGGACGTAGCCGGTGAGTCGCAGCATGCCGTGGCGGTCGGAACGCTCCGTGCGCGCTCCGCCTCCGCCGCGCAGCATGTAGAAGCTCCTGAACGCGAACGACTCGTCGATCACGTCCGCGCCGTCCTTCTCCAGCGGGTCGAAGTGTCGGGCGAAGCCCTGCGGGTTAGGCTCTATGAGGTTCCACACCTCGATGCGCCTGGACGATCCCCGCTTGCACTGCTCCTTGATGTCGTCGGGCGTCCAGTCCACGCCGAACTCCTCCAGGATGTGCTGCGGAGTCCATGCAAAACGGCGGGCGACCCTGCACACGCGCCCCTTCTCGTCGATGTCGAGCGCGTACGTCCCGACGCGCAGCGTCTGGCAGTGGATCACCTGCTCGGCGTCCTCGCTCACGAGCATGCAGCCGAATCCGACGCACAGGAGGTGCTCGTACAGCTTGTAGATCTGCGTGTAGGCGTTGGAGCCCGAGAGCGTCTTCTCGGCGGCCTGCTTGAGCGCGTCGAGCGCCTTGAGCTGCTCGTGGCTCGCATCTCCGTTCGCCATGTTGTCCGGCAGCTGGAGCTCGAACCACGACCGCGCGGGCGACGTCAGGTTGGAGTTGAACCCGCTCGCAGACTTCCGCAGCATCTGAAGCGGCATCAAGGTCAGCATGCGGTGGTCGTCGTCGAACTCGAATCCGTCCGCAAGCTCCTCCACGCCGAGCTTCAGGCCGGGAACGCCGAGCGGATAGAACTCGTAGCACGTCTCGAGCAGCGCCTCGCGCCGCTTGTCGAACGTCGCGAACATCCGCCGCGCGGTCTTCGCCACGTGCTCTCGCACCTTCCTGTAGTCCGTCGCCATCGCCGCAGTCCCCTGCCGTCTACTGCCCGAGCTTCGTCTTGCCGGCGCCCGCCTCGGCCGATCCGCGCAAATAGGTCGAGGAGATGCCGCGCAGCCTCTGCCGCGCTGCGAGCTGCTGCGCCTGCGCGTTCTCGGTGTCCTGCGCGATCGACTTGGCGATGGCCGGAGTCACCGGCTCGTCCGTCGCCGTCACCGTTGCCGTTGACGTCGCTGCCGGCTGTGCCGCCGCTGCCGGCTGTGCCGCCGCCACGCTTCCTGAACTTCCCTTGCCCATGTTTGCCTCCTGTTGTTTGTGTCTGGACGCGGACATCATACAACCTGTTCTTGACGGCAAGAAAATAATCGAATCGGGCTTATAATGTCCCGCTTGCACGCCGCACGGGCCTCGAGACGGCTTTCGCCCTTGCAGGCATGGGGCCGGAGCGCCTTCGTGAATTTTTTTCGATTTTCCGCTTGACAAGGTCTGGCGGACAGGCCCGGCCCTACCGCGAGAAGAGCCCGTCCGCGTCCTCGCCCACGCCTTCCTTGCGCACGTAGCTCGTCTTCTGCCCCTGCGCCTTCGGCCAGCGCATCTTCGACGCCACCTGCTCGTCGAGGATGTCCGCCATCGTGTCGAGGCAGTCGTCGTGCGGCGCGTTCGGAAACGTCTGGTACTCCTCCTCGACGAACTCCCTCACGATGTCGTGCACCGCCTGCTCGCCGTTCTCGTCCGTGTAGGTGCGCAGCAGCTTGTTGTACTGCGGGATCCACATCCGCCGCTGCGCGAACGGCGCCTGGAGGTTGGTGATCCGGCGCACCTTGTTGTCCTTCGGGCCGCGCGTGATCCGCGTGATCACGAACCGGTAGTTCTCCCGGTTGTTCATGACGTCCTCGACGTGCGCGACGTCGCTCATCGCCCCCTGCTGCTCCCAGAAGACGCCCTGCGGATTCCATTTCCGGTGCAGGCGGAAGAGCGCGTCCGTCCGCTCGGCGAGGTTCATGCGCCCGTACTCGCCGTCGAGGAGGTAGTAGTTCCTGTCGGAGTTGAGCCCGATCACGAGCATCGTCGTGCGGTCCGCGCTCTTGCGCTTGGAGTTCGCCCCGTCCACGAGGATGTACACGTTCATCGCCTCGCGCGGCGGCGGGGTCGTGTACACGCAGTCGACGAGCCATTCGTCGCGGAACGTCCTCACGCCCTCCGCGATGGGGTTCTGCAGCATCTGCGCGGAGAACGTGAACGCGCCCATGTCGCGCCGCTTCTCCTTCAGCGTCTTCTCGCTCATCATCGTCGGTCTCCCGTCCTCGTCTTCGCAGAGCCGCCGCCGCTCCTTCAGCGACCCGCGCTTCAGTATGTCGGCATACGTGTCGTTCGGATGGTAGCGCGTGCCGACATACCACGCGCGCCCGCCGTCGCTCGTCCCGAGCGCCTGCGAAAGCTCCCACGCCTTCGTCGTCTTCCTTATCTGCTCCGGGTTCGTCACGGAGCTCTCCACCACCACGTCGTCGTAGATCCTGAGCGCGTAGTGCGCGCCGATGGGCTGTCCGTCGACTAGTCCGGAGCCGGAGACGGTCGGCTCCTTCGGGTTCGACTTGCGCTGCACGATCAGGCCGTCGCGCGTCGACCAGTTCAGCCGCGGCGGCTTCGCGAAGAGGACGTCCGGGAAGAGCGTGTACAGTTCCGGCATCTCGAGCGCGCGGCGTATCTGGTCGACGAACTTGTGCGCGATCTGCTTGTTGTAGCTGAGTATCCCGATCGTGATGTCGGGATTCTTCAGGATCTCCTGCACCGTCCCCGCGAGCGTGATGATGGTGCTCTTGTAGTGGTAGCGGCTCCAGAGGTCGAGGTAGCCGTCGGGAGCGACCTCGACCTCCCTGCACCGCGCGTAGCACCATTCGCTCACGCGCCGCGCGTCCTCTTGTTCCTCATCCGTCGGACGGAGCGGGTCTTTCGCCTGTGTCACCTCGCCCAGCACGTCCGGCCTGAGCATGACGCATCCGAGGAGGAAGAAGCGGTCGTTCCGCGCGAGATACCGCACGGCCTCCCTGTCGCCGCTCGCGAGGACTTCCCTGTAGAAGTCGATCGCGTCGTCGCGCTTCAGTCCCCGGATGTCGTCGATCAGTTCCATCAGATGTCGTCCGCCTCCGCCGGAAGTCCGTCGTCCTCCGCATCGTCGGACGGCTCGTGTTCCTTGCGTTTCTTCGCGGCTTCCTCTGCGGCTTCTTTCTGCGCTTTGAGATACTCGCGATAGACCTCATTCGCGTTTTCGTCGCTCGCGGTGAAGCCATTCTCCGTCGCCCACATGTCGATAACGTCTTCGGCGTGAGCGTAAAAATCATCCAAGGCCATGTCGATGATCCACTTCGGCCACTTGCCGTCCTTCTTCCTCTCCGAGAACCATTCATCAAACTTCTCTTGAGCCTCAATCCGCGCCGCCGCAATCAACTTGTCGCGCTTCTTTTCTTCGCGCCTTGCCGCCTTTGCCTCCTTCTCGGCGTCTGCATCTTTCTTTGGTGGGGGCGCAGCATACTCCAAGACTTTATTACCACTGCCGTCCTCGTAAACATAGAGGGTGGTATTGGTCTTTGTTGGTCTTTTGGTTTCGCCGTATATCCCATATTTATAGGGGGCGCCCTTGACTATCACTCGTCCTTTCTTCTTTGCTTTGGCAATGGCACTCTCTACAGCCTCCTCAATCAGCTTTGTGTAGCATTTCGCGTCAAGGCACTGTCCGAGGTGGTTCCGTGAATCCTCATCGAAGAGGTCTGGGCAACATCCGGTGTTGTTTGGACATTTTAGACATGGCGAAGTGTCGAATGTCACATCCCGAAGGTCGCGGCTCTCTCGCCTGAACGTGTACCTAATGCTGCACCATGACATAGCTTCGCCATAGTAGCCGCCGCGCACATCCTTGCACTTCTCCTGGATATTCTCTGGGTAGGCCGCGATATGCTCCAGGCAGTCGATGGTTATTTGATCGCCGTCCGCGACGCGCTTGCGCCAGGACTTCGAGAGTTTGCGAAGGTTCGCGCGGCGCGCCACCCACTTCTCTCCGCGTCCCGTCTCGGCCGCGATCTCGGCCTGCGACATGCCGCTGTCGAGGAGGCTCGCGACAAGCTCGGACTCCAGGAGCGGGTCTGCGTCCCTGCGCTGCAGGTTCTCGAGGATGGTCATCCGCTTCGCCGTATCGACATCCACGTCCAGAAGGTCGCACGGTATCGGCTCAAGCCCCGCGTCCACGCACGCCCTGAACCGCCGGTGGCCCGCCACGATGAGGTAGAAGTCCACCCCCTTGACGCTCGGCTTGTCGGGATCGCGCATCACGACGAGCGGCTGTATGAGCCCTATCGATCCGATGCTCGCCGTCAGATCCTCGACGCTCTCGCTCGTGATCTCAGGTCTCGGGTTCCACGGCGCGGGCCGGAGCTGGTGCGCCGCCACGCGTATCGATGTGCGCCCTAGCGTCTTGGCGCGCTTCTGCGGCTCTTTCGCCGCCGTTGTCTCTTTCGTTTTCTTTTTCATCTGGTCTCCTTGTGTTGTTCCTGGCTTATTCCAAGAAGTCACCGCCACGGGGCCGCCGGGGATAGAACAGCCGATTTTCCAAGACCCCTTGAGGCCCGTGGCGTTTCCAGGCACCCGCCTGAAATTGTATGCAGCAAATCGCCCATCACGTCGAAGTCCTCACCACCTTCGCGAGCGCGGCCTTGAGCGTGCCTAGCCCGTCCTGCTGGGCTATCGCGATCGTCGTCTCGGTCTTCTGCTCCGGCGCCTCGTTGCCGGTCGCCTTCAGGATCAGCCCCGCCGCGCTCACGAGCACCGACGCGGCCTTCGGGTTCGACTTCTGCCTTGCCATCGCCTCCACCACGCCCTGCACCTGGTTGATCGTCTTCGCGAACACCGATCCCCTGCGCAGCATGACCTCCTCCTTCAGCTCGCGGTCGAGGAACGCGATGCGCGCGTCTATCTCCGGGTGGTCGCGTCTCAGGCGCGACGCGTTCGCCCTCGCGCTCGACGTCGTCATCGTCGATATCGTCCCCTTCTTGAAAGCCTCCTGGTACGCCTCGTAGAACGAGTACGCGCCCCCTTCCCCGTCTCCGTACGCGACAAGCTGGCAGAAGCGCTCGTGCCGCTCGTTCTTCAGCGGCTCCGATCCCGGCTGCGCTTTCTTCGCGATGATCGGCTTGGGTTCCGCCGCGATCGGCTGCGTCTCGCCGAAAGCGAAGAGCGGCGCGAGGTCCTTGCCCGCCTGTATGACCTCCTTCGCGCTGTCCGCGCCGCCGTTGCTATCATTTGCTATCATTTTTTAGTGCCTCGTCATTTCAGCGTCCGCGTCGCGTCCGCCCGCTTGCGGCGCTCGCGCTCCGCGCCGTATTCGTCGGGAAAATCCTTGCGCCATTTCGCCACCCATTCCTTCGCCGCGTCGTTCACCGTCCCGTAGTCGCAGCACGTCCATCGGCGGATCGCGTTGAACCGCACGAACTTCTCCGCCTGGTAGCGGTTCGCGCCGAGCACGTAGCATCTCGCCATGCACGCGTTTCTGTCGTTGTGCGTTCTCGGTTTCCATCCAGGCGTCTTCAGCAGCCAGCCGTAGTCCTCCGCGCCCGTCTCCCCGCCCTCATCTTTGAGCGCCGAAGGCGCAACGGAGGCCGCCCCTTTCCGGGAGTTGTCAACAAATGGTGAAGTCACTTCACTATTGCCCCCGCCACATACTAACTTACTAACTTCTTTATTTCCTAATATACTTCTAGCGGAACTCAGTTCACCATTTGGAGAAGTCAGTTCACCATTAAACGGCCCTTTTTCGGAACTCAGTTCACTATTAAAATGTTGTAAACATGAACTCACTTCACTATTGGCCAAGTTATGAACATTGGTTGACAACTTCGAGAGGTCGTAGACGGACACCCTCTGCCGCTGCCCGCAGTGGCCCTTCCTCCGGATGATCCCCATCGCCTCCAGCCCGGCCAGCGCGTCGCTCACCGCCTTGCCCGAATAGCCGGTCTCCCTGGCGACGGTCGCGACTCCCGGGAAGGCCTCTCCGTCCTGGTTCGCATGATGGCAGAGGTTCAGGAGCGTGAACTTCCAGCTCCTGATTCTCGGATGGCACGCGACCGCCCAGACGATCTTCTCGAGGTCTGCCCGCATTTCCCTCCTATCTCGCCCCTCCGCTCATTTGCAGTCCCTCGCGCACGTGTACCCGCGCCTGCCGTAAGCCTCCGGCAGCCGGTGCCCGTTCGTCGTCCAGTCCAGGTACAGCCGCTGCACGTCCGCGCTCGTCGACGGATGCTTCAGCAGGTCGGGGCAGTTCTCGAAGATGTTCACGAGGAGCGTGCGCGACGGCCTCTCGTCGCGCAGAACCTTGTACACGCTCTGCGGCCTGGGCGGCTCGGTGCGCCCCGCGCACGGCTTCAGCCGCGTCCTCACGTGGAAGAAGAACCCCACGAGGTATTTCTTGCCGCTCACGTCGAGCGGCAGCTCCCTTGGCAGTCTCTTGCTCATAGCAGCGTTCCTTGTCTCATCGTCTTTTCCTTGCGCTTGCGGGGCTTGAACACCCCGTCCTCACGCCTCCTGGTCGCGAACACCTTGCCCTGCCACGGCTCGCGCCCCGAGGGCACGGGCGGCGGCAGGGGCGCGGACGACGGCGGCGGAAAGGGATAGGCGCATCCCACGCCGTCCCGGCTCTTGATCGCCCAGAACTTGCCGAACGCGTGCTTGCACTGCGCCATCGTGGCGCAGTCGGCGCAATGCGCCGCCACCATCTCGGCTAGCTCGGGGTCCCTCCGCTCCGCGTCGCAGCTCATGCCGGCCTCCGCGTTTCCTGCTCGGTCACCCTCGAGGCCAGCATGTCCGCGGTGTGCGCCGCGAGGATCGCCTCCGGCTCCGCGTCGAGCGCCGCGTCGTAGGCTTTCAGGTCGTCGCCCGCGAGGTTGAACGCGCCCATGTGCCACGCGATCGCGAGCGCCTCCTGCCTCGTGAGCGCGATCCCCAGCTCCGTCTGGATCAGCATCGCGCTCGCCGCCCCGTGCCCCTGCACCGGCGCGGGAAGGTACTTGATCTTCCCCTCGCCGTCGATGGCGTAGTTCCACAGCTTCACGAAGTCGTGCAAAAGCCCCACGACGTACGGCGAGCGGGGATCGTCCCACTTCACCCCGAACGCCGGCGTGAGCTTGAGCAGCCAGTCCACGACGTTCCTCGAGTGCTCCGCGAGTCCGCCCGGCCTGTTCAGGTGGTGGCTCTTGGAGCACGGCGCGCGCATGAACCCGAGCGTCTTCAGCCGGCCGAAATCGACTCCAGCCTGTTTGCATATCTCATCGATCTTCATTCTTTGTCCTTTCTCTTGCTTTCAAGCGGAAGATTCAGCACGACATTCATACTTTCGATCCTTCCTTGGCGAGTTTGACAAATGCCATCCAGTGCGTCTTGGAGGCTCGCCCGCTCCTGTGCCCATATAGTGGATGTTCGCCTATGGCGTCGATCACCTCGCGAACGGGGATTTCGTGTTCATTCCACTTGAATATCAGTGTGCCGTTTTGCTTCAGGACGCGCCAGCACTCGTGAAATCCATCGTGGATTAGTGACTTCCAGTCTTTCGGCAGTTTCCCGTACTTCTTCGCAAGCCACGCATTGAACCAAAACATTCTGGAGCCACAGCATGCGTCAAGTATTGGCTTCACCCTTTTTATCCTTCCTGCCATGGCTTGCGACCGCTGGAATCTGCTCGTCTGCCTTGTGCAGATCGAAAACGGCGCGTGATATGGCTTCATGTTCGCTTCCTGCTTTTATGATTAGGAGGTGCTCGTTTGGGCTGTTCTGCTTGCAGCGCATTGCGTAAACGCGGCTTTCGGCATAATAGACCGAAAGATCGGAGAAGGCTGTCTCTCGCCAGGCGACCGTCTCGAGGCGCTTTAGCACATTGTGGAAATCTGAAATAAAGCCACCTTGGCTCCTCGTCGTATCAGGTTCGATGCGCTGATTCCATGCAGCCATCGCTGCTTCCGGCGTATCACATACAGTAGAATGCGCATCCCCGGGGCAGTGTCTGTTTGTGCATGCAGCCCGATAGCATCCATTGCAGATGAATTGTTTTATCACCGCTTTGCTTCCACAGAAGGGACAGGGCTTCAGTTCAATCCTCTCAATGCTCATTGTTTCTCCTCCAGTGATTCACTCGCCCTTGCGTTCAGCATTTCCTTTATCCGTCGCCCGGACGCCGCTCTTCGCGCAGCCTCCCAGCAACGGTAGATGTAGCCGATTATCTCCATTGGTTCATTGAAGTCCTTTTCGACCTTCTTGCCGTTGCCGGTGAAGTATGTCAGTCTTATGAACATTTCTCACCTCCGTTCTGCGCTCGCGCATCCTTGCGCGGGTCCTCAAACTCGAAACCGAACGGCACCACGCCGAAGCGCATGACGTGGTCTGTCGTTTCCCTGGAGTACTTCTCGATGCTCCCGCCGATGGTGACGACCTTTTGCCCGTCTTTGAGCATTCCGCAGTACCAAAGAGGGATGAGCAGAAGTTTCGGGGCGTCTTCGCTCCACGGCTTGAATCCGATCGCGAGCGCGCGCTTTCGGTTTAGGTGCTCCCTGGAGAAATGGTCGCGCATCGCGGCAAAAAAACCGGCGGCCTTTTTCTTCAGGTCTTTCAGTGCTCTCGACGCTCCGCTGCCGTAGATGACGGGTTCGAGGGTCTTGCTGGCCCAGCTTGCGAGAACGCGCGACGAGATCTCGATGTACTCCTCGTCGCTGATGTTTGTGTAGTCGATCGTGCTCATTCCTCGTCCTCCGGCTTGTCGGGTGTGTTGGTGTCGTCGTTCGCTTGCTGCATCTTGTAGTCGATGAGTGCTTCCGGCCTTATGCGCGGCGGCTCGCCGCCCGGCACGGTCAGGTCGAACGTCTGCTGTCGCGGGTCCTCCTTCGACGGCTGCGGCGGCTGCGTGTCGTCCGCGCCCTCGCCGCCCGGATAGACGACCTCGGGACTCACGATCTCCGGCGCGTCCTTGTCCCAGAGGCTCCTCGCCCGCTGTTCAAGCTCCTTCGCCGCCTCGTCGAACGCGTTTCTCGCCGCAAGCTCCGCCTCCTCGTCGCCCGCCCACGGCTCCACGCACAAGCCCTCCAGCTTGTCCGTCTCGCATCCGTCGCGCGCCGCCAGCTCGCGCAGTATCTTCTCCGACACCGCGCTCGTCTCCCACAGCAGCTCGCGGAGTTCCAGGAACTTCTTGGATATCTTCTTGCGCCGGTCGAGCTCGCAGTCCTTCGGCCCGATCACCGACCTGTGCGTCGGGATCCGGTAGACCTCCTCCAGGCTCTCGAGCATGTCCTGCACCACGGCAAGGTGGCCGATCCATCCCCTGCGCGTCAGCTTCAGCGTGTCTGTCATTTCGTGGTCTCCTTCAGTTGCTTGATTTTGTTGGTGTGGTGGGAAATCATGGCGAGAGCGGAGTCGAACGCCGTCTCTGCGATCGCCTTCAGCTTGGGGCACTTCCATCTCGCCTCGACGAGGAAGTTCCCGACGGCGACCGCAAACTCCGTCGTCTTCGCCCGCTCGAACGCGAGCTGCATTATCTCCTGTTCGTTCATTCAGCACCTCCCGTGAATGTCACGCACGACGTCAGCGTGGCCGCAGCGAGCCAGTAGATCGCCATGCGCCAGTCGCCCTTGACGGCGTACGGCACCGCAGCCAGCACGTCGAGCGCGATCAGCACGACCGGAAACACATACTCCGGCCTCACTCCGCACCCTCGCTTTCGCCTTTCAGCTTTCGCACGGTCTCGTCCCCTTTCTTGAACACCTCCTCGACGCACTTCTCGCAGAGGTGCATCTGCGGGTGGCCGCCATACCTCAACACGAGCGCGCCGGTGGCTTCCGGCATCGAAGTTGCGCACCTGTCGCAGATTATGTATTCGCATTTCATCCCCCGTACCCTATCATGGGCGCAATGTGCGTCCTTTCAATTCCCATCGACATTTGGGCGACCCTGCGGAGACGCTGTCTTTCCGCGAGCGACAGTTCCGGTTCCGGGCCTTCCGCTTCGACAAGCAGGTTGTTCGCGAAGAGGAACGCGCTGTAGAACTCGTCCTCCTGCCTCTTGTAGGCCCTCGCCAGGATTTCGAGCTTCGCCGTCAGCTCCACCCACTCCGCGTCCGTGCAGTCCTTGATCGCGTACAGGTTCTTCTTGTGGCAGGTCCACATCGTCAGCCTCTCGTCCGAGGTCAGCGCTCCGTTCAGTTTGAGTTCCTGCCGCTTCAGCGCGCAGAGCTGATTCAGGAGCTTGCGCTTGAAGACGTGTGACAGCGTGATCCGAAAGGTCTTCAGGAGGTCGTCGTCGAGCCGGTCGAGGCTTATGCCGTGCTCCGCCGCTATTGCGGCGAGTAGGCGCTGCGCGTTCGCGCGTTCGCCGCCGACTCCGCGATCCGCGAGCGCCTTCATCTTCCGCAGCCGGTCGAGTATGTCTTCGCTTGTCATGGCTTTGCCTTGCCTCCCGCAGGACTTCCGCTGAAGATGCGCTTGTACAGCTGCTTCATCTCGTCAAGTTCCTTGTCGGTCCATCCATCGACGCGAGCGCGTGGGAACGGACAGCTTGAATCAGGGAATCTTCGCTCGCGTTCCTTCTTGACGTCGTTCTCCATTGTCACGTATTCTTGCCACTGCGCATTGCTCGCGCCGCCAATGGCCGCAGTATTCGCCGCCCTGTGGCTGTCCAGCTCCACGAGCCAAAGTTCCCTCTCCGACATGAGCGGGATGGCGCGTCTGATTGCGGCTCCGCCTCTCATTTGCGTGCCTCGCTTTCGTCGTATGGCATCTGCGCCCACGTAAACTCACACTCTGTCCCCACCCTCTCATCGAGGGGGCATCCTGCACACTCCGAATCAGGGTTGTTTAAGTTGTAATGCGATTCGCAGAATATCTTGAATCGCACCTCCTGCTCCTTGGCCGTGCCGACGTCGCAGTTGCGGCGCGGCAGGGCGAGGGCGTTTCCGCAGATGGCGTCAATCTCTTCTGCAAGGTCGTTGTTGTAGATCACGCACTTCTCGCGTATTTTCTCCAGCGCGGCGCGCATCTGTTCGTTAGTGTTCATTCCCCGCCTCCCCTGTCCTGTGCCGCGCCATTCATGGCGCGGTGCGGTGCCCCCGCCCTCTCCGCCGCGCTCTTCAGCGCGGCGAGCCGCGTCAGCAGCTCGCCGAGGCCGCTGAGCGCCTCGCGCGCCATGCGGCCCAGCTCCGCGTCGCGGTACACCTGCTCCAGGTGCCGCCGCGAGCCTTCCGCCCGCTTCGCGCGGTACGCCTCGTCGTCCTTGTGCTTGAAGTGCCACGCCTTCAGCTTCTCGGTCGTCCTGATCCGCACGGCCTTCACGTGGCTCGCCCGCGCGCCCTTGCTCCTCTTCCTCTTCACCTTCCGTCCTCCGTCCGTTCCGTGGTGTCCGGATCGCCGAGCCAGTCCGTTTCCGGCGTCGTCGCCGCCGCCGCCATGAGGAACAGCAGGAGCACCAGCGCCGCGAGGAGCGGCGCCGCCACCGCCGCCGCCACCGCGCCGCGCCACTTCCTGCGCCTCAGCTTCCGCCTGAGCTCGCGCTCCTCCGGCCGCTCCGTCCGCCTGTACCATTCTTCAAGCCTCATCGGTCTCTCCTTCGCGTTTCGGTTATTTGGTATAATGCCCGCCATGAACGCCTTTGAAGCACTCACGCTCGCCTTTTCCGCCGTCTCCGCCTTCGGGGTCGGCTACGAAGTCCTTCAGCGGATCCGGGAGCGCCATGCGCCGCATGTCCGCCTCGTCGTCGGACAGCTGACCGGCCGGCGCGCGTCCGTCCTTGTCGTCGAGAACGACGGCCCGCGCCCCCTGCGCGTCGTGTCGCTTGTCGTCCGCACGGACGCGCCCGGCGAGGACGAGTGCGACCTCGCGCAGGGCTGCGGCGTCGTCCCGCCCTTCGGCAGGCTTCGCCTCGAGGTGCGCGGCCATGTCAGCTACTCGCGCCTCGAGTGCGTCGATCCGCGAGGACGAACGGCACTGGCCGTAGGCGAGCGTCGCGATTAGCCCGATCCTCGCGATGCCGAATATGATTTCCTTCATCATGCCGCCGCCCCTTCCTCCGGCAGCACGCCCGTCTGTATCAGCGCGCTGATCACGATGTCCGTGACCGTGGCCTCGTTCTCGGCGGCGACCTTCTCGATCCTCGCCTTGTCTTCCGGCGCGACCCGCAGCGATATCATCGCGAACGGCTCCTTGCGCCTTATCACCCTCAGCTGCTCTCCCATCTTCCGATCCTCCGTTTCCTGTGGTATAATCCGTGCCATGAAGAACTACTCCTCAGACGCCCTCTCTCCCGTCGCGCTCGCCGCCGGGCTCGAGACCCTCGAGCTCCTCGATGTCCTCTCGCTGAAGGCCGCCGCGGCGCGCACACGTTTTGAGGAACTCGTGGCGGCGCAAGACGAAATCGTGAAAGGCGTTCCTCTCTTCGATCATCTCGGCGACTACCCGCCCGATGTCCGTCTCGCCGCACTTGCCGTAGACGAGGCTGAGAAGGATCGCGATCTTCTCAGTCGTCTGGCGCAGCTCGCGCACCTCCTTCGAGAGTTCCTTGAGCCGGTCATCTGCGCACGGTAGCTCGCCCGACTTCTTGGCCGCCGCGATCCACTCCTTCGCCGCGTCGGCCACCGAGCCAAGCTCGCAGCACTTCCACCTTCGGATTGCGTTGTAGCGGACGAACTTCTCCGCCTCGTCCCGGCTCATCCCGAGCGTCCGGCAGTGCTCGACCACCGCCAGGCGCTCGTCTCCCGTTTCCGGCCTCCAGCCAGGCGTCTGCATCTTCAGCGTCATGTCCATTTCACTTGACCTTCCTGTTTGTTTCCTGTACTATTCACCTGCTCTGTCTTACAGAGCTGAGAAATGGCACACTGAAGCGGGAGGCAAGCAGGGCAACGTCACTCAAAAACAGGATTGCCTTCAACCGCAATCCAGCCCTCGCCGTAGACGTAAGGAATGTACCAGAAGCCGCGCTCGATCGTGGCATCGGATAATGCCACGGCACCAGGAGCGCTCTCGATCGCGCGGTCGATTGCCTCCTTGATGTCAGATTCGGCAATTATTTCAAGCCGTTTGCGTTCCGAAAAAAGAACCTTATCCATCGTAATACGCAGACCCCAACAGGCAGAAGCATCCCATCACGGCATAGTAGAAATCGTGGTCATGCACGGCCATGATTACCAAGCCCACTGACATCGCGCATAGAATGTACTTCATTTTCACTTTGAACTCCGTGTTAAAATCCATTGAAATAACAATGCAATCGCATAACGAACTGACAGAAGAATGATGCCTAACAGCAACGCCCTGCCTGCTATTTCCCAACCAGTAACAAATCCGACAACGCCTCCAATTATTGACAGCACTCCAAAGAAAGGAAGCCATTGATAGACGGTCAGCAAGACAAAGCCAATCAGACCCAATATGATTTGAATTACTTTCATGCGGTACTCCTTTCAGCCGACTAGGCGACGGATGAGGCAGGGCGCGAACGGAGCGCGGAAGCCGGGACAGGCGGCACCCCTTTTGAGACGGCCTCGAGCGCGAAACGCAAACCTTGAACCTCGCCGCGCAAGCGGGCGTTCTCCGCCTCCAGCTCCGCGATGCGCGATGAGGCCACTACGGCCGCCTTCGCGTCGGCAGACTCGCCAGAGAGGCCGAGCAGCCAATCAGAAGTTGTGTGGAACACCGCACATATTTTTCTGATGGTTTTTGCGTTAGGCTCCATGGCTCCAGACTCGTACTTTCCCCAAGTCTGATAAGGCCAGCCAAGCATTTTAGCAACATCTGCTTGGGTGCGCGTGCCGCGTAGCTCTTTTAAACGATCAGCAACTTTTTTCATTTTTTCCTCCATGCCCCGTTGACAGGCGCACAAGAAGTGGTGTATACTTCCCGCGTCTCTGTAAGACAGTATGCAGAAATAGCGACCCTGCATCCGGCGGCATTCATGGCCGCCGTTGCTTGTTGCAGGATTTCGCTCAAAAGCCGCGCCAGCCCTTTGACCACGCCGCGAATATTATTTGATTTTTCTGCCCCGCCGTTTCGCCCGATGTGCTATAATACGCGCCATGGGAAACATACAGGCCATAATCCACAAGTGCGAAGCCCCAGAAACCGGCTACTGGGCTGAAGTTCCTTCGCTTCCCGGCTGCGTGACGCAGGGCGAGACGCTCGACGAGGTGCGCGCCATGATACGCGACGCCGTGACTGGCTGGTTCGCCTGCGCGTGGGAGCTTGCCATGCGCGACCGGAAGCCCGAGCTTGCAAAGGGCGACATCATGGAGCCGGTGTTTGCGTGAAGGCGAAGCCGTACTCTCGCGTGTCCGCCGTGCTCCGGGCGAACGGATGGCAGTTCATCCGCGCCGTCGGCTCGCATCGGAACTTCCACAAGCCCGGCAAGGTGATGATCGTGACCGTGCCGTATCATGGCCGCAACACGATGATCAAGGTCGGCACGCTCAAGAGCATCGCCCGGCAGTCGGGCATTCCCGAGTCGGAGTTCTGACCGGTCCGTCCCGCGCCGCGCCGTTCCTGGCGCGGTCTATTCCATCGCGTCCACGGCGGACTTGAGGCTCGCCCAGTCGTGGTTGTAGATCCGCTCGGTCTCGTTGACCGTCCATCCGCCGAGGGCCATGCGCGTGTCCTTGTCGATCCCGGCCTCGCTCAGCCTCGTGGCGAACGTGTGCCGCCAGCAGTGGAAGCTGAGCTTGTACCGTCCGTCGCCGTCGTCCGTCACTCCCGCGAGCTTCAGGATCTTGGAGAACGGCATGTCGCCCTTGAAGTATTTCTTCCCGTCGTGCCTCGCCCTCTCCGGGAGCACGAATTCCGCATCCGGCCCTCCTGTCCCGATGGCCGCGCTGCGCGCGGCCAGCACTGCCGCCAGCTTCGGGTGCATCGGAAGCCCCACCTCGATCCCGTGCCTGGCCGTCTTCACCGGCACGACGACGACCCGCCGGTTCTCGAGATCCACCTGGCTCCACCTCAGCCCCTTCACGTCGGTCATGCGCAGCCCGGTGTACCGCGCGATCACGCACATCTCGAACCACTCGTGGCCCACCTTCTCGGCGGTCTCGAAGATCCGCCGCTCCTCCTCGCGGGTGAAGGCGCGTCCGGTCTGCTCCTGGTCGCGGTCGCGCTGGACGCGCGGAACCGTCCACGGGTTCTCCTTCGCCCTGGATCTCTTTATGAGCATCTGCCATACCGTGCCAAGCTCGCTCATGTAGGCGTTGCGGGTCTTGTTGGTGACGTCCGCCTGCTTGCCGATGTATTCGCTGAATTGCCACGCTACGGCCACCGTCACGTCGTCGGCGGTGCGCACCCTTGTCTCCCTGCGCGCCCACACGGCGAAGCGTCCTGCGAGGTTTACGCGCGTCTTGAGCGTCTTTGCGCCGAGCTTGCGCTTCTCGTCCTCGACGCACGCCCTGTAGAACTGCCCCACGTCCTCGATGGGGAGCCCCTTCTCTTCCGGGCCGAGGATCGCATCCAGGAGCTGCACCATCTTCTCGCGCGTCGTCTCGCCGCGGTTCACGCGCATGAAGCCCTGCTCGATGATGCGTGCCTCGCTCAGATCCTTCGTGCCGGTGGATCGCTTGATGCGCTTGCGTCCGGCGCCACGGTATATGTCCATGTGCCAGTAGTCGCTGCCAGGTTTCTTGAATAAACTCATCGTGCTTCCTTTCGTTTTTCTCGTCCCCATGTCCGTCCCCACCCCACCCCACAAAAAGAGCCAATGTCCAGTAAACATTGGCCTTTCTGATTGGTAGCGGGGGCTGGATTTGAACCAACGACCTTCAGGTTATGAGCCTGACGAGCTACCAGGCTGCTCCACCCCGCAATCTGGCGCCTTCCGAAATGGCGGGCCTGACAGGAGTCGAACCTACAACCCTCAGATTCGTAGTCTGATGCTCTATCCAGTTGAGCTACAGGCCCTAATCGGAAAACGGCGAGTAGTATAGCACATGCCGCGGTTATGCGCAAGGGGGTAAATCGCAGTTTTTTCAGCTTGCGGCGATTGCTTTGCCGACCGCCTCGCCGATCGCCACCGAACTGCCGGTCACGCGGTAGCTGGCGTGCGCGTAGAAGTCGCCTGAGATGCAGCGGCCTGCCATGTAGAGGTTGTCGAGGTCCTTCGCGCGGCACGCGCGCAGCGGTATCTGGAACGGACGGAACTTCACGCCGAAGTTCTGGCCTGCCGCGCGCACGTCGTTCGCCTTCTTGTCGAGGCCGTGGATGTCGATCCCGAAGCGGGACGTGGTGACGGCGTCGGGGAACTTGGCGCCGGCCGTCACGTCGTCGCGCGTGACCGTGTAGCGGCCGTGGATGCGGCGCGCGTCGCGATGGCCGATCTGCTCTGCCGTGGCCGCGACGCGGAATCCCTTCCACGGCCCGCCCAGCTTGGCGAGCCCGGCGGCAAGCGTCAGCACCTCCTTGCGGGCTCGGACGGTCGCGTCGGAGATAGCCTGCGCGTCGTCGAGGCGGAGCTTGTACTCGTGGTTGGCCATGAAGCAGAAGAGGTTGCGGTGGATGCGAAAGAGCGTGGGATCGCCATAGCTCGGCTCAAGCCCTGCGCGGTGCAGCTCGGCCTTGAGCTTGTGGCTGGCGACGATGTGGTGGCTGGAGGGCTTGCCCGTCTCGGGGTTGACGGGGCGCGTCCACATGGCCGGCTCGTTCGAGACGAAGTCGTTCGCAGCCAGGGCGTCGCCGTCGTCCACTACCGCGAGCGCGTTGAGGGTGGCCGGCTGGCCCCAGCCGGCGGCGCCGAAGCCGATGTCGAAGCCGCAGCCAGCGAGCGCGCCGAGGTCGCCGTCGCCGGAGCAGTCGACGAACGTGCGCGCGCGCCATGCCTGCCGTCCGCTCTTCGACTCCGTGACGACGGTCTCGATATTGCGGCCGGACGCGTCGCGGTATGCCGCCACCACCGGGCACTGGAGAGTGACGCGCACTCCCGCCTCCGCGCACATGTCCTCGCAGACGGCCTTCATGTACTCGGGGGCGTAGACCCAGTCCTTGTCGATGCCGTCCTTGTAGTGCCGCATGCCTTCTTCGCCGGGCCTGTCAACGGCGCGCGCGCCGTAGGCGTCCAGGCGGCGGATGATCTCCCACCCGATGTCGGACTTGTTGAAGTCGAAGATGTAGGTAAGCAACCCCGCGGTCCAGATGCCGCCGAGGCATCCCTGCAGCTCGAGGAGGCGCACCTTCTTGCCGCCGCGCGCCGCTGCCACGGCCGCCGACACGCCCGCCGGGCCGCCGCCCACGACGATCACATCAGCCCAACTGTCCACGGGAATCGCTCGCGCGGGCTCCGCGAAGGCGTCCTTCGCATGCGCGTCCGAAACGCGAACGCCCGTAAGCGCGCCCGCCGCGAGCGACGTGCCGAAAAAGCCTCTTCTCGTAATGGCCATGTCTCATTTTCCTTTCTTCTGCGGCAGGTCGAGCTCGAACTCGTGCCAAGAGCGTCCCTTGCGGAAGCCGACGCTTTCGCAAACCTGGTCCTGAGCGGGCGAATATGTCCATACCTCCACCTTCCCCACGTCGGGACGGAAGCGGTAGAGGCGCAACCAGTCCGAAGTATCCTTGTCGCGAGGGTAGTCCTGGAGTGTGGAATGGACGACGTTGCCGTGGACGCCCTTCTGCGTCTCGCGCCAGCAGATGGCCATGCTCTGGTCGCCGCAGACTATGAGGAAGAGATTCCTGTGGCGGGAGAAGCATTTCTCCCACGCCTCGGTGGGCGGCACGCCGTCGCCGCCATGGTTCTTCTTCCAGTCCATCACGCCGAACCACTCGTCGGGACGCGGCGCATCGCCATTGAGTTTGCGGCGGGCCATGTCGATCTTCTGCGTCCGGTAGCCGAGGTACATGTGGGTGCAGACGATCGCCGTGCGGTCTGCGTAGCGGTCGAGCATCGAGTCGACCCAGGCCAGGACGGGCTTTGGCGCGTTGCACTCCAGGTGCAGCACCACGAACTTCATGCCGCCCGCCTCGAAGAGCTGGCAGCTGTCGGCGTTGCCTGCGCAGACGCGCTTGCCGTCGGCGCGCACATAGCCGTCGAACCCGCCCGCGTACCACGGCATCTTCTCGTAGCGGGAGCGCGGGAACCAGCGGTTGAAGTCGTCGGTGGAGCATCCGGCGATGTCATGGTTGCCTGGCGAGATGCCGTATGGCACCTTGCCGTCGAGCTTCGACATAAGGTTGGATGCGAGCGACCACTGCTGCACGTTCTTGAAGTCGACAATGTCGCCGACGTGCGAGACGAAGGCGATGCGCTCCTTCTCGACGTTCGCGGCGACCCATTCCACGCGCGTGCGGAAGGCCTTGTTGTCGGTGGGGCCGGACTGGGGCTTCCGCACGCGCGTGGAATG